AAAAATTCAAAACAATATAAAGGATAAATATGAAAGTATGTTCAAAAGAAGGCAAAACAACAGTAATTATTAATAACAGTCATGTTGAGTTAATTGGTGGTGAAAAATATAATGATATTATTGCAGCAATATATCCACAATTTTTTATTAATAGAATAGAAGTTGCTAATATTGAGAGTAATGTTGTTAATGCTGAAAGTATTGAAGCTACAAAAGAAGTATTATTAACTGAAGTATCTAGTGATGTAACTAATGTTGTGATTAGTGATGTTGTAGCTAATGATGTAACCGAGGTAGTTGAAAGTGCTGAAAGTGCTGAAAATAATAAAAGTGCTGAAGTAGCTTCTATTACACCTACTGAAGCTACTGAAGCTGTTATAGATAATATATAACCTACTAAACCACTAACCCACTAATTTAATATGGGCTTTAAAAAAAGGAAGAATTTCTTCTTCCTTTTTCTCTCTTCTCTACTATTCTAACTTTAACATTCTAAAGCTCTAATATTCTAATATTTTATGCTATATTAGTATAGTTTTTCAAGTTAGTTAAATCAACCTTGAACATTTTAAAGAAAATACTATCAGAAACACCAGTTGTAGTATCTTGTGGATTAGTAGTGTACCCATATCGTACTAAGTTGAAAAATATTTGTTTACCTGTTTCTGGTTCAGATGTTGACCAAATAGTATTAACATATGGAGCAAAAATTAATCCTGAATCACCTATTTCAGAAGCTTTACTATTATTATATCCAACTAAAACATAATGATCAGTAGAATAAGGGTCAAGATATAAGTTATAGCTTCCACCGATTTTCCCCATAAAATAACTATTTCTAGTATCACCTTCAGGTTTAACGTTAAGGGGTGAAGTCATCATAAGACCCATAGTAGCAGCATCAGCTAATACAAAAAAGTTTTTTCTACGTTTAGTATTTCTCATAATATCAGTAGTAATCTTGTATATATTAGAATACAAGTCATTAGCAATAGCACTGATGTCATTCTGTGTACCATAAGAGTTAGATAAAATTACATCTGTTATTGGTGTTGCTATTGTTTTTAGATATGTAATTACTTCCATATCTATTGATTGTATCATTTCTGATGCAAATTCATTAGTTAGAATATCATCTGCAATATCCTCACCATACATTGATTTTATATCCGTAATTACTTCTTGTGATATTTTTGATTTAATTTTTCGAGATTTAACATTGATAGTACCAGACTTAATCTCGTGATCAATTTCATTAGGTGTAACTAATTCCCCAACAGCAGTAGCAAATGGACCACTGTAATTTTGAAATACTTTTCGTACATAATTTCTATTAGAAATAACATCACTAACAGTAACAGAACCACCATTAAGAGTTTGTGCAATAACAAAATATCCAGACGTAATTTTAACAAGTAAATTATTACCTTCTTTATATACTAATGTTGCAACACAAGTACTTGATGTAACTGCACCATTAACAACAAATGATGTTCCATCTGATACTACTAAAACAGTAGAATTTTCTGCATTAAGGTCATCATCAGTGCGACCACCATAATTACTAAATAGTGAATATATCTTACCAACTGGTGAATTTAGTTGTTGTACATCAGCAATTTCTGATACCAGTGATTCAGTATATACCTTATAGAGCAATGGTTTAATTAATTCTGGATATTGACCTATATCACCAGCATTGCTTTCTAGTAACTTATCTACTATCTTTTCTGATAGTTCAATCTTTGATTGATTCATTATTATTCCTTATTTTTTAATATCTTTTTTATATTGTCTAGAGTTATTTATTCAATAGAATAATCACTGTACATAATAGTTAATTCAACAGTAATAATTTCGTTATCATCTGTACTTACATAATTAAGGTCAGATACTGATAATAGATAACTATTGTGAAAAACCACTTTAAAAAGATATTTATTTTTACTATCATATACTTCTACAAAACTTTCACCTTCAATAGGGGTACAATTATTAGTCTGATATGATTGAAACACATTTACAATACTCTTCCATACACTTAATTGTTCATCAACAATTATTTGTAGTTGAAGTTGGCTATATTCTATTGTTTCTCCCTGAAATACATACATACCAACTGTGGTGCCAGTATTTTGATGTTCAACTCTGATACCAGGTATAGACCAGTTTTGTATTGTATATAGTAACTCAGGATTTAGCAAAGTTGAAACAAACTGAGTATTTGTTTGTAAAGTATTTGATCTAGTGTTTTGTGTTGTGTTCATTAGTATGTTATCCAATTCAGGGTATTTTAAGCAAAGGTGTGTTATAATGTATTTATAAAAAGAATATAATATTCAAGAGCTAAAAGGAATAGTAATGGCAGTGTATGTAACAGAAGAAGAACTAAGAGAAGAGATTGATAAACTACAAAAATCTAAAAAACTAACTGAGTTAGTAAAAAAGTATAACAACCTAAAGAATCTAGACTTAAGTCTTGAAACTGAAGAGATTGATTCCTTACAGCAAGCTATTGAACTCTTAAAAGAAGAAGGTATTGTCGAAAATTATTCTAAAGAACAATTTGGTATAATGATTTTAAAGATTGTACAAAAGTTGGCTACACGTCCAAACTTTGGAGGTTATACAGAGAGCTGGAAACATGATTTTTATTCTAACGCATTAGAAAAAATACTTGCTTATGCAATTAATAATATTGATTTAGAAATGATTTCACCACGAAGTGGTGAGAGAGTTAAGGTGTTTGCATACATTACTCAAATTGCTTCTAATGCATTTATTGAGGTTATTAATAAACGTAAAGAAGAACAAAATATGATTATGGAGAAACTTATCCCATTTGAAGAATTCTATTCTCATGTTAAAAAGTATTACAATCCAGTTTATGAAAAAATAAAAGAAGATAAAGAAGATGCTGATATAAAATTAGGGTATGTAGAAGATAACAATGGTACTCCATTCTATGATTCTGAAGGTACACTTATTGGAACTTATAGATTAACACAAGATAGTGAAACATTAGGGAATTGGGGTCCATCAGTTTATACGATTCTTAAAAAGTATCGTAAACGAACAGACAAAATTAAAATTGTTTATCCAGAAGCATATAAAATGTCAATGGATGAATATAACAATATTAACAGTCTAGGGTATAGTTTTTTAAATGTTCATAAAGATTGTAAAGAAGGCTATGTTCCACATTTTCCTAAACGACAAAAGAAAATAAAAGTAGATAAATTTGAAGATTGGGAAGTATGAGTAAGGTAAAAATAGCAAAAGGAGCTACAGATATAATACATTGTGGTATGTGTAATACTGTACATCATATTAATACTAGTACATATATTGCTATTGTAAATAAGAGAAAAGTAGAGCATTTTTGTACTTGTTGCATAGCTAATAGTATTGCTAATATTGCTGGTAAACATAAAGATAATAAAGAGGATAAATGAAATATATATTACTTGGAGACTTACATTTTGGTGTTAAAAAGTTTAGTTTAGAGTTTTTTGAAAATCAAATGAAGTTTTTTGAAAATCAGTTGTTTCCTTATATGAAAGAGCACAACATATATAACATAATTCAAACTGGTGATTTATTCGATAATCGTATAGTTATGGATATTAATTTTATTTCTCTAATTAGAAAACGTTTTTTTGATGTATTAGTAAAAAACAATATTATTCTTACTACTTATATTGGTAATCACGATATGTACTATAAAAATACAAGAACAACAAATAGCATAAAACTATTTGTAGAATTATACCCTAACAATATAATATTGTTTGAAAATCAAGAATTACTAACTATTAACAATAAAACAGTTGGTATAGTTCCCTTCTTGGTTCCTTCTGAACCAATTGACAGCAAAATATTGAAAAATTCTGAATATATTTTTGGTCATTTTGAAACTCAAGGTTTTGAAATAGCTAAAGGAGTTACTGATACTCATTCAGAGTTAACTGCTTCTTCATTCTCAAAATATCCTAATATTAAGGGTGTATTCAGTGGACATTATCATATTAAAAATACTGAAGGTTTTGTTAAATATGTAGGTATTCCATACAATACGAGCTTAAATGATTATGGTAATAAATGTGGGTTTCATATTTTAGATGAAGATTTTAATATAGAATTTATTGAAAATACACAATCATTGACTTATGTTAAAATGATATACACAGATACTTCAACTAACACACTTAACATTGATGGTTGTATAGTACATACTAAAGATGTAATAGATTTTCTTAATACACATAAAAATATAATTATTAAATTCTATATCTATGGGTCACTAGATAATACAACCACTCAATCTATTCAGTATACTAAATACCTTGATATATTAAAACAATATAATGTTAATTATTCAATTATTGATAAAAGAGAAGAAAACAATATTGCTGATAATACTAAAGATATTAAACATAAAGATAAGATAAGTTTATCCTCTACGGATAGTTTTATTAATGATTACATTAAAACAAATCACGAAGAATTATATACATTATTTTTAGAACTAATATCTATTAAGGATAGTACAATATGAATAAAATAATTTTCAAGAACGTATCATTCAAAAATTTTATGTCTTATGGTAATGAATTAACAACTATTAATTTTAGTAATGATATGACGTTAATTACTGGAAAGAATGGTGAAGGCAAAACAACAATGTTTATGGCATTGTTTTATGCACTATATGGAAAACCATATAAAAAAGTAAAGTTGGCTTCGTTAATTAATGCAACAACAAAAAAAGATTCAATAGTATATGTTGAGTTTGATATTGGTAGTGATAATTATACAGTTAAACGAGGGCAAAAACCAGCTATATTTGAGATTACAAAAAATGGTGAACTAATAAACCAAAATTCTACTACTAGTGTTTACCAAGAATACTTAGAAGATATTTTAAAAATGAACGATACAATATTTAAACAACTTATTTTTCTTGGGGTAAATGTAAACAATAAATCATTTGTTGATCTTACAAAATCAGAGAAAGAAGAGCTATTCCAAACTATTACAGATACTGCTATTTTTGGAGAACTAAAAGAAGGTATCAAGACAAAAGTTAAAGAACTAACATCATCTAAATTAGAACTTGACTATAAAATAAAAGTAATAAAAGAGCTAATAACTGCAGAAGAAATTAATATTAGAAAACTTACTTTACATAATGAATCAATATTATTACAAAATGAAGAAGTGATAACAGATTTAGAACGTAGATATGAAGATAATGTTATTATTATTAAAAAATATGATGAAGCATTTTCTAAACTTAGAGATAAAAAAGTAGTCTATGATAGCAAAAAAGCTATGTTAGAAGTAATTAACAATGATGCAAATAAAGTTAAGGACAATTTAAGCAATTTTATGTTACAATTGCGCAGAATTGAGGATATAGAAAAAACATTTTCCCACTGTATCGGTTGTGCTACACTAAATAAAATAAGTGATGTTGATATTTCACAGAAGGAAAACATAAAAGAAAAGATTGATAATCTAAGTAAAACACATAATAAAATGAAAATTGATATTACTGCTAAAAACGAAGAATTAGAAATCTTACTAGAAGTATTATATAAAGGGAAACAGTTAAAAATAAGTAAAGATGCTAAAGAACAAGAGCAACTTAATATTTTAAACGAAATTGAAAGAATAAAAACAACAAAAGCTTATGATATCAGTACATTATTAATAGACAAAAAAACTGAAGAACTTAATGAACATATCATAACTATTGATGATGTAAACACTAAATTAACTAAGTATGATAAATTAAATAAATTATTTGATAACAATAATATTAAAGGTATAATTATCAAACAAAGTTTACCTTTACTGAATAGATTTATAAATGAATATCTTGAGTTTTTTAGTGATTTTCCGTTTGTTTTTAGTGTAGATAACAACTTTGTATCTAGTATTAAAACTAGTAATACTATTGATTATGAATTTGCTTCATTATCCAATGGACAATCTATGAGAATCTCCTTTTCTATCATATTAGCATTTTTAAAGTTAGTAGAACATAAAAATGGAATAACTACTAATCTATTAATACTTGATGAAATACTTGATAGTTCACTTGATTATAATGGTAGAAATGAGTTACTTGATATTATTAAACGTAATTTTATCAATTCATCAGTATTTGTTATTAGTCACAATGATGACGTTATGGATAGTGAAACATTTACTAAACACATATATGTAAAAAAAGAAAATAATTTTAGCACAATACATTTAAACTAAAGCATAAAGGAATAATTATGAACGAAAGCAATTATGGGTATATTGAAGATGAGAATGAATTAGGAAAAGAAATTAATAACAAAACATTAATACTAAATGATTTCTTTAAGTTCAAAAAGGAAAATATGGATGATTATTCTATATTAGATGCATTGAAAGAATATGCTATTAAACATAATTATAATGTAATTGAACTAGCTCAAGAACTATCTGAAATTCAAGGTTTTGTTGAGATATGTGCTAATGATTGTATAAAATACAAATACTCAATTGTTACTTCAATTGACAGTATTGATGGTTGGGAGTAATACACAATATAAGCTAAATAATATAGATAAGGTAGATAAGGTAGACAATGTTAAATTTTTCAGTTCAGTATAATATAGCACAAGGAATTTTTTTAGCATTTAAAAATAATGTTAAAAAAAAGCAACTATCAGTATCTCATCCAGAAGAGGTACGTAATAGGTATAAATACTCTTTTCCAACAAAATACCAAACATATACCAAAGAAAATTTTATTTCACTTTGCTTATATATTTGCTTTAAAAAATCCCCATCATCATTTAATCGTTTTCTTGAATTAATTAATCGTGTTGAATTTAAAGATGTTTTACTATTTAAAAATACCATAATTAACTATCGTCATTTTTTAGCAGAAGACACTAATTTTATCAATAGTAATTATGGTAGTGGGTCAGTAATAACACTATTTAAAGAATATAACAAAGGTAAAATACAATGGTATACTTTATGGTTTTACTTAAAGTATTCAAACTATGATATTGTGGGTTTATCACACATACAAAAAGTACAAATTAATAGAATAAAAACACTGCTATTATATGTTACATTTTCTGAAACATCATTATCATTTGTAAAAACGTTATTTAATGAATCAACGTTATTGGCTGAAGGTTGAACTCTGAAACACACTAAAACATAGTTAAACTAAGTAGAGATTAAGGCAAAGTGTGGTACAATACATTATTAAAGGATAAAAATGACAAAAGTAAATAACAAAGAATATATTTGGGTTGAAAAGTATCGTCCACAAACAGTGGCTGATATTATTATACCTGAAGAGATACGTTCAAAGATTCTTAATTGGAGTGAGGATAAACAAATCCCAAATATTGGTATATTTTCAAATACTCCTGGTACTGGAAAAACATCAGTATCAAAAGCTATTATTAATGATATTGGTGCTGATGCTATGTTTGTCAATGCTTCTAAGGATAATGGTATTGATATGGTACGTGGCAAACTACAAGGATTTGCATCGTCTGTATCATTTGAAGGTAACACTAAGATTGCTGTTTTAGATGAAGCAGATGGTCTTACTGGTGAAATGCAAAAAGCTTTTAGAAGCTCTATTGAAGAGTTTAGTAAAAATTGTCGTTATATAATTACGGGTAATTATAAAGATCGTATTATTGAGCCAATTCTTAATCGTTTAGTAGTATTTGATTTTGATAATATTTTTTATAAAAATAAATCAGAACTAGCAAAACAAATGTATTCTCGTTTATGCTTTATTCTTGATAATGAGAAAGTAGAATACGAAGTAGCAGATGTTAGAACACTAATTGGTACATTTTACCCATCGGTTAGAGAAATGATTAATGTATTACAACAATCAATTGATGTTGTAGATGGTAGACTAATACTAAAAATTGATTATACTCATACTGAACTTAATAAACTATACAATGAGTTAGTATCGAATATTAAAGCTAAAAATTTTGAACAATGTAGAGTATTAGTAACTCAACTTAACACCCCAAATGGTTTCTACAAATTTATATATAACAATCTTGATACTTTATTTGACAAAAACTCAATACCACAAGTTGTAGTTATGACCCACCATTTTATGTCATCAAATGTTAATAGTCGTGATTACGAAATTTCAGTTGCTGCATTTTGTGCTCGTTTAATAACATCTATTGATATAAAATTTATCTAAAAAGGAATACTTTGAGTACAAATACAAATTCAAGAATTAACATTGTTGCTGATACTTACAACTCAGTAGAATCAGCAATGATACAAAAGATACTTTCCAGTTATTCTTTTCCTATTGAAGGTTTAGTAACAAACACTCAACAATGGTATAAGTTAATTGAAGAACTTAGCAATACACACAGTGTTACAACCTATGATTTTAGTACAACAGCTACAAACAAATACTATATGGTTGAAGAAAATAACAATGATTTTCTTATAATTATAAGGAGTGGGGTTAAAGAAATTTTAATTATAGATATATACTCAAAAAATATCCCTATTGCTGAATCATTGTTTAATCTTGTTAAAAAATATGAAGATAGTTATTCTGATTTAAACGTTAAGATTGTATCATTTTCTATTGGTATGGGTGGTAATTTAGATAAAATGGTTTTTAATAAAAACCAAGACGATTTTAAAAAGTTATCTAAACTCTATTACCCGTTCTTAGATATTGATGAAATGTTTAAACAATATCTAATATCTAATGATAGTTTGTTACTTTTAGCAGGTGGTCCTGGCACTGGTAAAACAAAAATTGTAGATATGCTTTTAAAATTTGCTATTGATAATCATAATTTACTTGATTTTGATGAAAATGACGATGAAGAATCAATTAATGTTGCATATGTTAAAAACCCACAAATATTAGCTACTGATACATTCTGGAATACACTTACTAAATCAGCATTTAATTTTGTTATTCTAGATGATATGGACCATATTCTTACTGATCGTAATATTTCAAATGAATCACAATCAGATTCTATACGTTTAAGTTTTATCTCTAATTTCCTTAGTTATACTGATGGTATTTTTGAAAACAATACTAAGTTTATTATTACTACTAACCAAAGTGTTAACAATATTGATAGTGCTATTTTAAGAAAAGGACGTTGTTTTGATGTTTTATCTTTTAGACAGTTAAAACATAGTGAAGCAAAAAATATTTGGGTAGGAGAAGGTTTACCACTAGATAAGTTTGATGTTATTTTTGGTGGACAAGATAATATTAATGCTGCTGATGTTGGTGCTAAGATTGAAATGGAAAATAATCTTAGTGATAAGCATATGAAAGTTAAATCATCATATATTAACGAAGAAGGTATTTCGTTATATAGGAAAAACTTATA